TTTCCTGCATCTGGTCCTGTTAGAACAAAGATAGTTGGAAAGATGTCTGTTGAGAAAACAGAGCAGGCTGCACGAGTAGAAAACGAGATGAATTATCTGCTTACAGAAGAAATGACAGAGTATCGTGATGAGACAGAGCAGATGCTTTTTAAATTACCTTTGGCAGGATCTGCGTTTAAAAAAGTTTATTATGATCCTATAATGGAAAGACCATGTGCTATGTTTGTACCAGCAGAAGACTTTGTTGTTTCCTATGGTGCATCTGATTTAATGACATGCGAGAGATACACTCATGTTATGAAAAAATCATCAAATGACATAGCAAAATTACAAGATAATGGTTTTTACAGAGATATAGAATTACCTGACCCTGAGCCAGATATGTCAGACATACAAGAAAAGTATGACGAGCTAGACGGAGAGTCAGCTACGATAGAAGATGACGATAGACACACACTTCTTGAAATGCATGTAGAGATGGAAATGCCAGAACCTTTTGAAGAAGAAGACGGTATAGCTAGACCATACGTTATCACACTAGATAAATCTTCAAGAACTATTTTGTCTATAAGGAGAAATTATTATGAAGACGATAAAAAGAAAAGAAAGCGACAATACTTTGTCCACTATAGGTACCTCCCCGGGTTGGGCTTTTACGGTACAGGACTTATACACCTCATCGGGGGACTCGCAAAAAGCGCAACCTCAATACTCAGGCAACTCATCGATGCAGGTACGCTCTCTAATTTACCGGCTGGTCTTAAGGCTAGGGGTCTTCGTATCAAAGGGGATGATTCGCCTCTCATGCCGGGTGAGTTCCGTGACGTTGATGTCCCGGGTGGTGCAATTCGTGACGCTATTACTTTCATACCTTACAAAGAACCAAGCTCGGTCTTGTACCAGTTGCTCGGAAATATCGTTGATGAGGGGAGAAGGATTGGCTCCGTTGCAGATATACAAGTCGGAGACATCAACGCCCAAGCGCCAGTAGGAACAACTCTTGCCCTCATGGAAAGATCCATGAAAGTTATGTCTGGCGTTCAGGCTAGGCTACACGCAGCCTTAAAAAATGAGTTAAGATTATTATCAAATGTTATTCGTGACTACATGGGCAGCGTATACGCTTATGAGATGGAGGGTGACTTTGATAGAACAAAAGATTTTGATGACAGAGTTGATGTTATACCTGTGTCAGATCCTAATGCAGCCACAATGTCACAAAGGGTAATGCAATATCAGGCTGCTCTTCAGTTAGCTCAACAAGCGCCACAGCTTTATGATATGGGCAAACTTCACAGACAGATGTTAGAAGTTCTTGGAATACAAGACGCTAAAGAAATCATCAAGTTACCAGATGATATTAAACCATCAGATCCAGTAACAGAGAACATGGCAATGTTAAAACAAGAGCCAGTAAAAGCGTTTAAGTATCAAGATCACGAGGCACACATTAAGGTTCACATGGCAGCGGCAAACGATCCAAAGATTAAAGAAATTGTAGGGCAATCGCCTTTTGCAGGAGCCATACAGGCAGCCTTGTCAGCACATATTACAGAGCATGTGGCATTTCAGTATAGAAAAGAAATAGAAAAGAATCTTGGTGTCGCAATGCCTAACGAGGAAAAGCCACTTCCAGAAGATACAGAAGAAGAGCTTTCAAGAATCACTGCGCAAGCTGCGGAAAAGCTATTGCAGCAAAACACTGCAGAAATGCAACAGCAAGAGGCTCTAAAGCAACAACAAGATCCTTTGACCCAAATACAGCAAAGAGAACTAAAAATTAAAGAAGACGAGCTAGAACATAAAAAACAGATGGATTTAGCTAAATTAGAACTTGATGCGATGAAAGCAAAAAACAATGAAAAAATTCAAACAGAAAGATTAGAATCAGAAGATAGAAGAGAAGGTGTGAGGATTGCAGCTAAGTTGGCAACAGATGCTTCTAAAGATCAAAAAGAAGAAGCAAAGTTGGTGATGGAAGCAGCAAAGCAGTTACAGAATGAGTAGAAATGAAACTATATACACACCTGTAATAAAAAAAATTCAGGAGGAAATGGATGCTGTCACTGACCATTTATCATCCGGCAGACCTAGTAATTTCGAGGAATATCAAAGACTTGTCGGAAAAATCGAAGGATTGTCCATTGCTAGAGAACTGTTGCAAGAGACTGAAAAAAGATTTATTGACGATTAGGGGTTCCCAACTTGTCAATAGTTGTGTATATTTAAAATAACGATATTCAGGCGTTAAAGCCTGCAAGGTGACTGTGAACCTAAATCACTGCAAAAGGATCAGAGATGTACTCTGCAGAAAAGATAGAACTAGACGAAGATACCACTCGTAAATTACCAGAGCCAAAAGGTTATAAATTATTAATAGCAATACCTAAGTTAGAAGAAAAAACTCAAGGCGGTGTTATTATTCCAGATAAGTTAAAAGGATTAGAACAGACCGCATCTATTATAGGTTTGGTTATCGCATTGGGAGAAGCTGCGTACAAAGATGCAGAGAAGTTTCCTGATGGACCATACTGTAAGGAAGGTGATTTTGTTATTTTCAGATCTTATTCTGGGACAAGATTTAAACTAAGAGGCGAAGAATTTAGACTAATTAACGATGACACAGTAGAGGCTGTCGTTGATGATCCTAGAGAATATACGAGGGCATAATGGAAAATACAGCAGAAAAATTAGAACAAGAAGTTCAGATAGACGATAATATAGAGCAGACAAAAGAACAGCCTATAGCATTAAATCAAGATCCTGTTGAGATTGAGGTTGTAGACGATACGCCTGAGGAAGACAGAAATAGACCAAAAAGAGCAGAGAACAAAGAGCCTGATATACCCGATGAAGATGAGATAAGGGGATATAAAGGTGATGTACAAAAAAGAATTAAGCAACTTAAATACGAGTATCACGAAGAAAGAAGGCAAAAAGAAGAAGCCAAAAGAACAAGTGATGAGGCTGTAGCTCATGCACAGAGACTCGTAGAAGAAAATAAAAAGTTAAGAAAAACCTTAGACGAAGGGGAAAGTGTTCTTGTAGAGCAAGCAAAAGGCAGGGTTGATGCGCAGCTTGCAAAAGCAAAACAAGAATACAAAGAAGCCTATGAGTCAGGTGATCCTGATAAATTGGTAGAGGCGCAAGAAAAATTAAGTAATATACAGAATGAAAAATATAGAGTTGATAATTATAAACCACAGGTAAGAACCCAGCCGATTTCTGATGTTCCTCCACAGGAGTCGGCTACCCCAAAAGTTAAAGAGCCAACCGGAAAAGATAAAGAATGGCTTGAAAGAAATGATTGGTTTAACAAAGATGGATATGAAGAGATGACAGGATATGCCCATGGTATTCATGCTAAGTTAGTAAAAGCAGGCATTAATCCATTGTTAGAACCAGATGAGTATTATCAAAGAGTAGATAGCTCGCTTAGAAAAGCGTTCCCAAGCTATTTTACATCAGATGATAAAGAAGACAAGCAGAGTGTTGAGACAGAAGAGGTAGAAGCACCTCAACGCACTGCTGGTAACGTGGTTGCCCCGGTTAATCGAAGTGCAAAAAAACCACGCAAGGTGCAATTAACCTCTACCCAGATCTCTCTCGCAAAGAGGCTTGGGCTTACCCCTGAACAATATGCGCAACAATTATTGAAGGAATCATTAAATGGCTAATAGAGATTCACGCACAG